TCAACTCTGATCCCGTTGATAGGAATCTTTTCTTTCCGCATGACAAACCGTTGAGAAGCCGAAAACTTGCTTAGTTCAAGCGAGTCAGTTGGCCTATCGTCAGCAATGTCAAGGTCGTAAGACCTGCGCTCCACAGCGCTATAGGAATCCACCATATGGCCTCCTGTTGAAAGGAGTTCGGCTTTGCGCAAGCGCAGCCAATAAGCATATGAACCCTTGTTTCTGTTAATTGCTTTGCGATCTACGACCCGCCATGTGTTTAGCATGACGTAACCGGAAACTATCCGGAAGCGGCCGTAGGGAACCTGGAAATAGTCATCGCTTTCAGGACCGATTGGTCCGAAAAGCGATCCTTTTCTTGGCGAATCTCGTGTTAGAATTTCACACGCGCCAAGAACGACAGGATCCAGACCCACATCCAGCCCACTTCGAAGAGCCCACCGTATCAGCCTGTTGTGCGCACGAATGCGTTCAGCAAGGTTTAAACGGGGGGACTTCTTCTGATAGACTGGAGTAACGTCAAAGCCATCGAAATAGTGCTTACCGCACGATTCGAAGAAGCGACCCGAGGTAAAAGTTTTCTCTCGGTTTACACGAAAGCCAAAAAGCTCTAGTGTTTGGATAGTGATCTGAGCGTATTTCTGCTCGGTGATCATATCATCGCCATAAACAGATGCAAATCGACTGCCTTTGCTGCAGACATGCAGAATAGCGTAGAAGATCAAACTTTCTAGCTCAAAGGTGAACGCATTACCCATAGAAGAGAACATGTAGTTACGATGTATTTCTCCGTTGGGTAGCTTCGTGTACTTACTTCTCAACGAATCGAGAAATAGGAACCAGTCGATCGGCAAAAGGAGTTCTACCAGCGCGGTTGTAACCGAGTTCGAGGCACTTTTCCCGTCAATCGTGCACAGTTTTTCATTCTGTGCTCGCTTGGCGAGCCTCTGGTTACGACCCTGATCTCTAAGATCAGTGCCGGTGAGTTTCAATCTCTCACGTAAGTAGACATGTACACCTTGCTGCAAGAACCCGTTTAGCACGGGCTCTTTGGCAATAGTGCGGTCTGTCTTGAGAGACTTAGGAACCGTATCAAAGACATTGTAGTTTAGCACCTCAAAGCAACGAGGTAACAAAGAGCAAGGGCCGGCGAGGGAGGCACCTATAATAGCGCGCATCCAAGCAGGGTCACTCTCTACAATAGCACGCCCGAGGTTTAAAGCCCCAGGGGACACGGAGAAAGGAAGAGTTGTTATCTTCTGATCGAAGCGAGCATGGCTGCGTTTTAGCGTAGCCGTCGCTCCGTTCCCGAATCGACAACTATTCAACACTACTGACATATCCAATGGACCGAGAATGGAAGCTATTTTACGTTGCAGCTGAGAAATTAGCTGCTCAACGTGCGGAGTTCCTCCGCTAGCATACCAAGATCGAATCCTTAGAGTGGTTTCGTGGTTGAATGACTCGTCGGCGGTGAAGCCGTCGAGCGCTACTTGAGCGAGATCTCGATTTTCCAGGTTAAGCTGGGCTTTGGAAGCCCAACTGTAACACAGGTAATCTTGACCGAACTCGTTGGCGTTGTCGTATCGCGCAGGGTCTGGCATTGAGAGATCGGAGAAGCATCTTCCTTTCCATCTAAGCCAGCAACCGAGCGCGTAAGGTGTGTTGACGCGTTTGCAAATAGCGAAGAAAACTTCGCTGAAATCCTCAAAAGGATTTTGCATAACTGCCTCCAAATTGAAGCCATCATTTGATGGTTCCTACAAGAATCTTAGAAAGGAGCTCAAGAAACTGAAAAATCAGGTTTCCTAAGTCAGCTAACCAGAGGACAATTGAGTTCACTAATTCGCCGAACATAACGTTCAGTAAATAGTGATCAAGTTCTCGATTGCGCTAATGATTTGCGCG